TAAGCTGTAAGTTTTAGATAATCCTCTAAGATTTCTTTAATGTTACATTCTGTCTTAGACATTTGAGCATTTGTTTTAAACAGATTAGTAAACTCGTATACACCCGAATATACTTTTCTGGCGTGGTGTAAACCATCTTCTACTAGTTTTAACGGGGAACCAATTTTAAGTTCTTTAATTTGCTCATCTGTTAATCTTCTTTTTAAGGATTTAATACCTCTAGGGATGTAAGTATTAATCCCCGAGTGCATATCATGTCTAATGATTTTAGCTGCGTGTTCTAAATATACATTTTTAGCACTTAAGTCTTTTTGAATGCGTTTTTTATTAGCTAAAAATTCCCTAACTACAATAAAAAAGGGAGGTATAAACGCAATAACACAAGCATATCCTACTTCAGCTAAAAAATAAGATGGCTCACATACTCCTACTACAATACAAGTTTGTATTATGAAAAAAGTTAAAATAATTAGCCCCGCAATTAGCAGGGCTATTCTAGATATTTTTGAAATTCCTTCTAAAGCTGACATTTTTTAAGACCAAGTTTTTCAAATATCCATTTACTAGGACATAACTTGGTCCAAACACCAACGTTTAGCATAACGATCACAAATACTACAACCCACCAATTTTTATAAATTAGACCACCTAGTAATACTAGTGACATTAGAAGGTATACAGCTCTAACTGATGTCCAATTTTTAAAATCTTTTAACTCTATAAATAAGAAAAATAATACAGGATAAATTTTAGCCCATACTTTTCCTAATAATCCTTTAATTTTGTTTAGTAAGTTTTTCATTTCTTTTTCCTTTATGTTTATCAAATTTATCTAATATTTCATTTAATAACTCATTTTTAATAAACCCAGCTAAAGATGCATTTTTTAAAGCTGAAAGTAATTGGAATACAATAAATGGGGTAATAATAGTTTCACTTAACCATCCAGTTCCAGAGAACCCTCTTTCTATAATTAAAATAACAGTTAATATACAAACCCAAGCAAATATAGTTTGAATTACTTTTAGTGCTTTTCTAGTTTGAAATCCTTCTGTTTTTACTCCTTTGATTATTCCAAAAAAACCATCCAATAACATTACTGCTACTACTGCCAAATACTGTTCAGCATTTTCCATGGTTATGTTCAAAAAATAAGAACACACAAATCCTGCTGATGCAGATATACTTAAAATTAATGTTTTCATTGACAGTTTCATTACATGCTTAATGTTTGAATAAATGCTATTTTAACACGTATCCATACTCTATTCCAAAATGGAAGAGATTTAAATTCTTTAGTTCTAAATATGTCTTCTAATTCTTCCATTACAAACTAACTAACATATCCATAAGTTCTTGTTGTGGGAACATATCTACTTTATCTTTTCTTGTATTAGTATGAGTCCAAAGGCCTTTTACTCTTCCGTAATAAGCATCTTCATTCCATTCGAATGCTTCAGCACCTTTTTCTTTAATTAAAGCAGGTAAACCCGCTCTAACATCAATGCTATCTCTTTCGGCAATCCATAAAATCCATTTATGTAAAGCTTCAATTTGAGCATCTGAATATCTATGCCAAGTTTTATGTCCTCTAAAAGGTTTTGCTAATTCTACGATTTGAGATTCATGGGCTGTAGTGCCTGCATAAGTTTTACCATCTACAATATAACCAAAATTATTTACTTCAATTGCTACTGAATGGGTATGCATGTGTTGGGAACCATTTTTACCTAAATGCCAACCATACCCACCTTCTGGGAATGCTTGTACCATTTTCCCATCATATTTATTGTCATTTCCTTTAATCGAAGGACCACCTAACACGAATTCAGTTGCTACTGCACCTCTTGAATCTCTACCCCAATGATCAATTGTTTTAAATGGGTTGTGCCAACCTGCTGTGTGATGTAAGAAAACATATTCTTTATTTGTTGGACCTGTTTTATATTCTCCAACAGGTAAAAAATGTCTTTCAATTACTAAACCATTTTCTGTAGTGTAAATTTGTTCTGAAAAATCTGTAGTGGCTAATCCCATAGCATCCCAAGTTTTAGGACCTACAATACCATCGGCAACTAAACCATTATTAGCTTGCCATTTTTGAACTACAGCTTTAGTTCCTACACCAAAGATACCATCAGCATCAATGTTTAGAAACTCTTGTAATTCTTTTACGTCTTTTCCTCTTGAACCTACTTTTAGTAACATTATTCTCCTTTTTTGCTAAATATTTTTGTAAGTCCATCAATACCAAATGAGCCGAGAGTAATAATTACAAATGAATTAAATACAATATCAGTAATTACTAATTCTTTACCCATAATACCTGTAACAACATCGGCAGCTGCAAATAGTACCATCACTGCGAATGATGCGAATCCTACGATGTTTTTCTCATTAAATGAGTTGTCGTCTTTAAATATATCTTTAAACGCCATAATCTTTGTTCTAATAAATTTTACCATAGTGAAACTAATTTAAGAAACATTTGATTATAAATATGAAAAAAAGAGGCGCTGTCGCGCCTCTTAAATACCATAAAACATTAAAATTTACCCATCACAAGATATGCAATCTACTGTGCGAGAACCTAAATCTCCCTTAATAACAGAGTCAGTTCTTAGGTAATAAAGTGTTTTGATTCCTAACTTCCATGCTTCCATATGAACTTGATTTATCCATCTTGGTGAATCTGTTGGATCAAATGATACATTTAATGATTGAGTTTGGTCAATATATTTTTGTCTAACTGCTGCTTGTTGGACAAGACCCAATTGGTTAATCTCAGGGAATGTTAAAAAAATTTCTTTTTCATCTTCAGTTAGAATTTCATGAGATAATCCTTGAACCGAACCATTATCAGCCATAATTTTATCCCATATTTTAGAATTATTATGTCCTTTTTCTTCTAGTAATTTTTCTAATTCTGGGTTTTTAACAATAAATGTTCCTTTAGCACCATTAAATACGTAAACGTTTGCTGGTTGAGGTTCAATACCTGCTGAACATGAATTGATACGTGAGTTAGATACAGTAGGAGCAATAGCTAATACGTGGGTATTTCTCATACCTGTTCCCTTACACCATAATGGTTCTCCATATTCAACTGCCATTTTACGTGAAGCTGCCTCAGCTTTAGTTCTAATATCACTAAAAATAGTGTGAGTCCATGCTGTTGAAGCAATTGAATTAAATGGTAATCCTTTTTGTTGAAGGAATGAATGCCACCCCATTACACCTAATCCTAATGCTCTACCTTTTTTAGCTGAACGATGGGTACGGATCATAGAATCTTTACCATTTGTTTTCTGGATGAATTCCTCCATTACACCATCTAAAAAGTAGGTGGCCATTTCAACTACATCTGTATTTTTCCATTCATCATACTTAGCTAAGTTAAGTGAAGATAAACAACAGATAAATGAATGTTCCTCATCTGTATGAAGTGTAATTTCAGTACAAATATTAGTCATAGAAACATCTAGGTTATTCATACGATATGCTAAAGGATTATCTTTGTTGACATTGTCCTTAAACATAATATATGGTTCACCCGTTTCTACACGAGACTTTAGAATTTCTAACCAAAGTGACATTGCTTCACTATCGCGGTCTTGTAGACGATTCATAAATTTATCATCTACAATAACTGCTTGGTGAAGATTTAGACATTGTCTGTTTGGATCACCTTTTGGTCTGCGAATTTGAAGATATTCTTTAATATCTTTATGGTTAATATCTAAATTAACAGATGCTGCTCCTCTACGTACTGAACCTTGGTTAGTAGCAATAATAGTTGAATCATAAATTTTAGCCCAAGGGACTACTCCTTCTGATTTTCCGTTTCCGCGGATACCTTCACCACGGCCTCTAACACGGGAAAGTGAGATACCAACTCCTCCGCCATAGGACGTGAGTCGCATAAGTTCAGCATTTGTAAGACCAATTCCCCTAATAGAATCGGGGGTATCAATGCCAAAGCAAGAAATAGGCAAACCACGATCGGTCCCAGTATTACTAAGAACAGGACTAGCCAAACCGATCCATCCATTCCAAATATACTTAAAGAATTTATTAGCTAAATCTGGTCTGTTTAATCTATCAGCTACAGCATTAGCTACGCGTCTATACGCTTTACGAGGTGTTTCCCCAGGTAATAAATATCCTTTTGAAATTGTAGACAAGGCTACATCATCAAAAAATTCAGGGTAATCTTTACCTCTTTCCCATTGGGAGTAATCTGCTACTAAATTGTTATCCATAATTAAAAAATACTTTCATCCCACTCCATGTGGCCTTTACTATAATTTGTAACCCTGTTTGCGAAGAAATCTGTATGTTGTTTACCACCCGAAAGTGCGCCAAACCAGCTCATTCTTTCTACAGCAGTCATATCAACTCCTTCAATAATTGCTTTATAACCTAAATCACCTAATTTTACGTT